ATGTCCTCGGATATAGGGTATGTAGTAGCGTCTGGGAATATACAAGTAGAGAGCATGCCTACAAACCTACGAACCCCAGCTTGTGAGCACGCTGCTACGACACCTGTGTTCATATTGATGTTCTCTTCAAACATGCGAACACGTTGTGACATATTCTTAAAGAGCCCACCTACATTAGCTGCAAGATGTATAACCGCATCCGGCTCAGTAGCAGACAGCCAGCAAGGAAAAGATTTAAGGTCGTGAAGGTTACACTCTTTGGAAGAGAGAAAAGTTATATCGTGATCATAATCAGTCGCTACGTCTTGCAAAGCAGCGCCTACTAATCCTGTACCTCCAGTTACTAATATTTTCATTGTGGACAATCGTGATTAACCATTTCTTCAACCAAATCGGAAAAAGAATACTTAAACTCCCAACCAAGTTTCTCTTTTGCTTTTGTAGAATCTCCCAGCAACTCTTCGACTTCAGCGGGGCGAAAGTACCTTTCGGATATATCTATTAATTTACGGTCCGTCTTGGTATCGTACCCGACCTCGTCAAGACCGCTACCCTCCCATGCTATATCGAAACCGCGCATGGCAAAACTCTTTTCTATGAACTCGCGAACAGAATGATACTCATTAGTAGCCAAGACATAGTCATCCGGGTCGGTTTGTTGTGACATTAGCCACATACCATATACGTAATCTTTAGCATGCCCCCAGTCACGTTTAGCATCTATGTTACCCATAGTAAGGGTATCTCGCTCGCCCGTAATAATCATATTCAACCCCCGCGTAATCTTACGCGTAACGAATGTCGGACCTCTGCGAGGACTTTCGTGATTGAACAGTATACCGTTCGAAGCATGCATCCCATAAGATTCTCTGTAGTTCTTTGTTATCCAGTAGCCGTAGAGTTTAGCTACGCCGTATGGAGATCTGGGGTAAAACTGTGTAGTCTCTTTTTGCGGCACTTCCTGCACGAGACCATATAACTCAGAAGTCGAAGCTTGATAGAACCGAGTAACGTCGGACAACCCACAGCTGCGTATAGCTTCCAACAACCGTAAAACGCCGACACCGTCGCAATTAGCTACATACTCGGGCATAGAGAAAGAAACCTTTACATGACTCATTGCAGCAAGGTTATATATCTCCAGTCTAGGCATATCAGGATGCTGTATCTTTAACTCGCTGAGTATATGCATAAGATTGGGACCATCCGTCATGTCCCCGTATCGCAGGATTAAATTTTTATTTGAGTAAAGATGGTCAATACGATGTGTATTTATATCTGAGCTACGGCGTGTCAGACCCCAAACAGTGTACCCCTTATCCAGCAGAAGCTCTACAAGGTAGGAGCCATCCTGACCAGTTATACCTGTAATGAGAGCCACACGATCTTTATACATACTATTATCTATCATAATCATCCTCCAATCGAACAATATCGTCTTCGCCGAAATATGTGCCCGTCTGCACCTCTATTAGTACCATATCTTCGGTTTTACCAGGGTTTGCCATCCTATGCTTTGCACCTAACGGTATAAGCACAGTTTCTCCAGGTTCGTGCGTAGACACAACGTCATTGAGCGTAATCTCGGCCACCCCACTCACAACCGTCCACGCTTCTTGCCGTTTATGATGGTATTGATAGCTTAAACGTTGCTCGGGTTTAACAAATATACGCTTAACCTTACAGTATTCCGTATCGAGTAATATTTCGTAGTTTCCCCAAGGTCTTACACTTTCGTCAGTAGTCATTTATTTAGATGGTTTCTGGTGGTCAGCGATTTTAGTTATAATGTATTTAAGAAGCGAACTTCTTTTTATGTCCTCCTCAGTAAACTCAAAAAACTCTATACCCCGTTGCCTACTCTTATAATCGTTAAATATATTACACATTTCAACGAACCCGCTTTTATTAATGTCACTCTGCATAGAATCACCACAAATAAACAATTTACTGTTTTTACCTAAGCGGGTAATTAGTGTCAGCAACTCCTTAAACGTAAAATTTTGAGCTTCATCCGCAACAACCACCTTGTCGAGCCAACTCGCTCCTCGTAAAAAGTTTATAGGCATTGCCGACACGCGGCCCTTCTCCAATAGGTCATGCTTCAACGACGTATTGGAGGGCAACATCTCATCCAATTTGTCCAAAAGTGGCATCATATACGGATTAAACTTCTCCATTAGGTCACCAGGAAGCGCTCCAAGCCCCTTATCAGCGCTTTCAATCACAGTCCGTACATAGAGGAGGTCTAATTCGTCAAACGCGCTCAGGAGCCTCAGAGCGCTATATACGGCCATATATGTCTTGGTAGCACCAGCGGGTCCGTTCACGAACATTATCCTAGTTCTAGTAGATAACGACTTTTCAAGAAAATGCAGCTGCTTATCATCAAGTTTAAGACTATTGACTTGAATAGCTTGTTTCATCTGCGGAATATCAAATTCGGGTTTTTTCTTTTTCTTGGCGCTCATTCGTTTTTTTTATTTTCTATGATATATCATGAGTTATGCAAACATTTTCAGCTCACGTAAGGAATCCTCCGTAACAGCTAAAATTGGAGTTTGCTTGCCTTTAGTGGCTTTTTTCACAAATTTGTCTATTAATGGCATGAGGGCCTTCCAAGTCTTCTTTTTAGGCTTCTTCGCTCTCCAGGCTAAAACCAGTGCCCTGGTGAGCACGCCTCCGCTGCGGTCCTCATAAGCTACTTTGGACTGAATACAAGCTGAGAGTGCTATATACCTTCTTTTAGTACTTTCTACAGACTTCTTGCCAAATGCAGCATCTACCATGTTACCGCTGTGACAAGCATCCGATATGAGCGTAAACATAGCTTCCCTATGTAGTCCTTCTAAACACTTAGTTAATTTGTCATCAGTAAATGCATTTCTTATATTGTAGTCATAAGTAAGCAGTACCTCATCCAACCCATCTTTCTCATCTCCGGATATATCCTTTAACTGTATACCATGTCCTGAGAAGTAGAGTAATATACTGTCTCCGCTTTTAGAACTGTTTACCATCTCGGTTAGGACCGAAGAGAGATTCGCGGAAGTTGCACTTTTATTGAGCAGGCATCTTACGTCAGTAAATCCTGCTGTAGACAACACTCTTGCCATTACATGTATATCAGACACGCAGCGCTTGAGTTTCTTATTGTGCTTGGGGTTCTTATATTTCTGTATTCCCACTAATAAAGCTTTTTTCATTACAGGCCTCTGAGTTTTACCATAACTTGCTTTATTGCCATCCACATGTCCAGATACTTGTAAGTTGCAAGACGCCCAAGGAATATCACATTCGGGTGTGATTGTGCTAATTTCTTGTATTTAGCGTATAATGCTTGTCCTTCGCCAAAAGGTTTTGGGTAAATGGGTATGTTCTTCCCATCGTGTTCACACGCATATTCTCTGCTAACTACAGTATATCCGGGATCCTGGTCATGCCAGTGTGAATGATCTACAGTTCTCGTGTATTTATTAAAAGAATTACACTCGTTAAGCACAGTTACGTCTTTCCTGTCTTCAATTGCATATTCCCAGGTAAGTGATCTGTATGGTAATTCCCCATAACAATGTTTGAAGAATGCATCCGCTTTTCCCGTGTAAACCACCATATCACAGTTCCACATACCGTCCATATACTTGCGCCACTCGTCGGGACCAACACCAGTGTGTACGGTAATCCCGTCTAACATAGCTTCGAACATGGCTGTGTACCCATTTGCAGGTATACCCTGATATTTATCCAAGAAATACCTGCAATCGTCACCTTCTCTACGTATTTTGCTTAAATTATTCCTATTTGTTATGCTCTTGGGCATATCATCGTATGAGATACCCCAGTGCTTTTTAGTGTATTCGCGGAATAACAGGTCTACTATCTCATCTTCGCTCTTTTCACCTATAATGGAGGCTGATATATCATTAAATGGGATTGGAATGATATCCTTATCCTTAGTATGGGCCTTAACTTGGTGTTGATACCCATTAAACTTAGTGTAGCGGTTTAGAAAATTCCAAACATCATCATCATTCGTATGAAAAATATGAGCTCCATAATTATGTACCCGAATGCCATTGAGCAGAGAATCATAACAATTACCAGCAATGTGCGGTCTTGTTTCAAAAATTTCAACTGAGTGTCCTTTTTCTTTTAAGAGTATAGCCGCTACACTGCCGGATATACCACAGCCTACGATGTTTACTTTCATACCTCCTCAGTGCCTGTAAAGGAGATGCGTATCCATTTATCCTCGTATTTGTCGTAACGCTCTACCGCCTTTAATAGGGGAGCTTTCTTGGGGTCGGAACTCTTCCCCAAGCGTTTTCTTAAATGCTCGAATATGCCATGAAACGAAGCTATTGCCTGCTCGTCAGTAGTGGACTGCGTATACTTGTAGCTCCAATCAAAGTCAGAAGGGAGCTTATAAGTAAGCCTATACTGTTGCGGCCATTTACTGCGATCTACCTTACTCATTCAGGACGCCACCCGGGTTCGCGGTTCTCTTTATCCTCAATCTTGTTACCGTGTACGTCAATCTCACCTTTTCTTACCTTAGTAGCAGAAATATCGGTAAATTCCTTTTCTAGGTCGATACGCTCAATGTTATAACCAACACCTCTACCGTAGAATACGTCCATAATGTTAGGGCAATCAATTACGTTAACCTTGTTGCCGAACTCCCTGCAAGCACGAAGGATATTACGCCGGACAACTTCGAAATCATAAGGATTGTTCTCGTCGATACCACCTACGTCCCGCAATGCAATACAGCACTGACCGGTCCTGCGGATAGCTTCAGCAACAAGTGCCTTGTGTCCGTCGTGAAAAGGCTGGTACCTACCAATGAGGAGTGCTGTGGGTGCCTGATTGTTCCAGCTCTCCAAAGAGTTAATATGCTTTATAACCTGGTCGCACATTTCTTGAGGAGTACCATTCTTAAGTACTATGTCTTCGCCAGAGGTCCAGCGATTGTCACGAACTGGAGGTACGAACATTTTATTAGTGTCCTCATAGCGACCTTCTTTTATACGGTTCACCCATACAATCAAATCGGCATCGAAAAGAGTTCGAGTCTCCTCAGTAGGACATATAAAGTCCGCTACTGCATAGCTCCCAGTCTTGGTAACCTGGTCGCAAAGCCAACCCATGCGACGAGCTTGTTCATTACGCGATGCGACGGAAAAGTCTAAATCTTTGTTAATTTCCTCGCGAACAGCGTCTGCGTTAAACCAAACAGCACCAAGCTCATTAGATACAAGTTCAGCAACTGTACTTTTACCGGACCCCGGAAGCCCCATTATCAGGATCTTTCGCTTTGCCGTTACTTTTTTAATATGACCGTTTTTACTCATTGTTTGGACTGTATATGTAAGACCATGCTCGTTCTAGAAAATGACCTTCTTCTGGGTTAATATGTGTGGACACAGTTTGCAGAAGTTGTTCGTAATAGTCCAGCGAATAAGACAAAATGTAAGGCTTAGTTACGCTAAAAGTACCACCCCAGCTGAATTGCACGGTTTTTTCGTCGGGAATGGGGAGTTGTACGTAAGTTCTCCACCATTCTGAAAAAGATAATGCAGCTGGGAGCGAACTCCACCGTGAGTTGGGTCGCTGTAGATGTGGAATATGCTCCGGAGGACCGCTATTTAGAGTCCAACCTGTCATAGATCTACTCATGCCTGTTGAAGCTAATTTCATTTTGGAAGCTGGAACCGTTACATCATCAAAGTCAAAAAAATCGGCAAGCGACATACCACGCACATGCGGGCGGGGATTACCTTGAGAAAAAAACGTAATATCAGCTAAGTTATCGTAATTCCAAACTATGTGTTGTAAGTAAGTCTGTCCTTCACGGCCCACATTTGGAAGAGTTGCTACGCGCGCTGCACGTTGTAAAACCGCATCACAAAAATCAAAGTCTGGAAGAGGTCCCTTATTATATAGGATAATATCTACGTCCAACGGGACATCATCCAACCAATTTATTACCGGCTCCTTATAACGAGCTACTACAAGTTCCTTCCTCACAGACCAATGCTCTTCTTATAAGAAGGCATCCAGTCTTCCAGAGTCATCGTAGGCTTCCAACCCAACTTGTCTCTGGCTAAAGAGTTATCAGCTAAAGTCTGACGAGGCTCGACCACAGCTGGACCGTTGATGGTACTTCCGCCGATCATTTTGGCTATGTCATTAACCGAACGATTATCGCCGTTACCAATGTTTATAGCTTCGCCTACGCCGACCTCAGAAGACTCGGATGCTGCTATATTAGCCTGTACCACATCGCCCACATACGTAAAGTCTCGGCGCTGCTCACCATCACCGTTTATCGTAAGAGGTTTTCCATCAAGACGTTGCTTAGCGAATGCCCCCATAACCAGCGTGTAAGCACCCTCGATAGGTTGCCGCTCACCGTAAACATTAAAATAACGCAAACATACGGTTTCAAGATTGTATACACGAGAGAATGTACGACAGTACTCTTCGCCTACCAACTTATTAAGTGCGTATGGACTTAAAGGTAAAGTAGGAGTAGCTTCGCTGGTTGGTAGTTGGTCTAACGTAACATCCCCGTAAACAGAAGAAGAAGAACTAAATACAAAACGACGTACACCAGCTAGGCGGGCTAGATGCAACATGTTAAGTGTGCCAAACTCGTTTACCAACGCAAAAGTGTGCGGATCGTCGATAGAGGGCTGCACTCTAGCCATTGCCGCAAAGTGAAATACAGTATCGACCCCGTCAAGAAGCTGTAGTGCACGAGACACGTAATCCGTATCACAGGTGGTGTTCTTAGGACTCAATGCACGGATATCATACTCGTGCAGCCCCGCAAGATCGTTTACGTTTTCCTTAAGACCAGTAAACAAGTTGTCGAAGACAACAACAGAGTGGCCGCCCGCTACTAAAGTGTCTACCAAATTACTGCC